ATGGCAACTTATTATAGGAAACTCAGAAAAGGTATTAGGTTCTACTATAAGTTTGATTTCAATAGTAAGACCTATTATTCAAAATGTATTTACCACAGCAAGAGGGAAGCGCAACAAGCCGAAAGAGAAAAATATAATTACCTAGACGAGGAAAAAAGATTCGGTAAGCAGGACAAACCTTTATTACTCTGTTCGGTAATTGACGACCGGTTAAAATATCTGTCCGTCAAATACAGCGATAAGCATAAGCAAGATAGTGAATATCACCTTAATCGTTTTGCAGACTTCATTGGGAATCAGGAAATTAGAGAAATCACAAGAAAGGAGATTGAAGATTTCTTATTAGACTATTCCGAAAAACTGAAGAGAAATGAGGTTGATAATTATCAGGTAAACTCAGCCCTCAAGAATATCAAATCATTATTCAACTATATTATAGACAGCTATGACTTGGTAATCAGAAATCCCGCAAGGAAGATCAAACCTTATTCAGTAAAAAAAATGTTGAAATATATTCCGCCGGATAGCGAGATAAATAAAGTAAGAGAATATTTTAATCCACGCCAAAAACTTTTATTTGATTTTGTTTTAGCATCTGGCTGTAGAATTAATGAAGCGTTAAACTTGTCCTTTGAGGATATCAATGAAAGCTATTTAATCCTCTATACCAGGAAATCAAAGAATAGCGACAGAGTTCCTAGAAAGGTCGAGATACCGGATTGCATAAAAGGATTAACCGGCAAGGGAAGAGTATTCCCGGAATGGAATGACACCCCCAAATTTTTGGACAAAACCTTGCGGGAAAATAAAATGAAAGTTTGGGGTTGGCACTCTCTGAGGCATAGATATGCAAGCCTACTGTCAAAGAAGAATATCCCTCTTTTTGAGATAATGATAAAGCTAGGACATAGCCAATTAAAGACCACTCAGTTATACCTTCAAATGCTGTCTTAAGAAATCGTAGCCAAATCGTAGCGAACAAAAAACCATTTAAAAACACAAAAGCCTGTAAGTGATTATCTTACAGGCTTTTATCTTGTGCGGGGCCGACGAGACTCGAACTCGCGACCTCCTGCGTGACAGGAAGCACAAACATGATTTATAGACCAAAATCGCAGTATTTCCACCCCAAAAACACTATTATTTAGACTAATAATTCAAGAATGTGTTATAATAGTGTTATATAGTTTTGGGGTTATCTTTGACCCATTGTTTAATTTTATTTTTATATGTTGTTGGGCTTTCAGCTTGCTCTATTATCTGATCTTCAATTGAGCCATTGTCTCTATAAAACTTTTTAATCCACTTTGCTTGCTTTCTACTGCTTTTTCCTTTTTTATTTTTAAGATTTTCTATAGCTTCAAACATGCCGGTATTGTTATCTCTTATTTTCATCAGCCTATTGCTCCAAGTAGTTTATTTATAGTTAAGCTGTCACTATTTAATGCTCTTGTCATTGTAATTCTCAAAGTAGTTTTATCAGCCTCAACTTCTTGAGCATGGGAAAATCTAGCCTCCATTATGTTTGTGCTTATCTCTAAAAGCTGGTCTACTTCTAAATCTATATATGTCTCATTTGAAGAAGAATCTACCATACTTAATGAGCATGAAATAGAGGCCCCTGTTATTTTAGAATAAGTTATCCATGCAACTAACTCATTTATGCTGGTAATAGAATCTATATTATACCTTATATCTATATTAGTATAATCGTAAGAATCATCCATAGAATACTGGTCAGACACATTTATAGTGCCTAAGCTTCTATACACCGGAGTATTTATTGAAAAAGTGCTAGCCAAGGGATTCAGCAAACTAATAACATTTACAAAACTCTCAGTTAATGAATGCTGCCTAACGTAGCCATTGTTAATTAAAAAGTATATTTTACTTAAGTGTACTGTTATATCTCCAACAGTATTTATGGCTTTATTTGAACTAGTAGTTATGGTAGAAATATCCCATGGCGTTGATAAACTAAGTTCATAAACATACGCACCAAGATTGCCTATATATGCAAGATAGCCAGTGTCACTAAAAGATAGACTATATATACTTGTTAAAACTCCTGCAAGATTAAAACTCGTGCCTGAATAAGAAGCTGTACCTACATTCCATGGAGTAGATAAATTATATTGAAAAATTGTATTATAAGTAGTTCCAACTATGTACATTTTGCTACCATCAGGCTTAAAGTCCAGTCCTCTAGCGCCGTTTTCTTGTGCATTAGGGGAAAAAGATATAGAGTTGTAAACAGAAGTAGAAATATCCCATGGCGTTGATAAAGTGTATTGGTACACAGTTCCTACGTTATCTAGTATAAACATTTTGTCCCCAGAAGAACTAAATCTTAGTTTTCTTACGTACGGAGTTTGACCAGAGGTCTGAAAATTTTTACTTGCATAAGATGCTGTACTCACATCCCATGGGGTTGATAGTGTGTACTGGAAAACTCCAGCATTATATGTCAGGCCCCCAATGTATAGTTTTGACCCATCAGAGCTAAATGCAACACCTTGAGGAGCGTTTTCTTGAGCAGTTGTAGTAAGAGATTTGCTGTCATCTGTTGTGGGGAATTTGGGTGGTAAAGAGTCTATATCAAGGCTAGTTATTATATGTCTTTCTTTGCTTATAGAACTTTGTACAGTGATTTCTTGCCCTACTTCAAAGGTAGTTAAGCTATCTACTTTAAGAAAGCTTTCTCCACTATTAGCAATTATTGCTAGTTCTGTTTTTGTGCTATCCAGTATACCTTGAGAATAGCCATTAGTGCTGTCAAACAAGTCATAAAACTTGCCAGAGTTTTGAATTGCTTTATTGTCTATATCTGCCACAGCTAGTAAGTGTGCCAGCAGTCTACTAGTATCTTTAGCATAAGGAGTACTACTTACTCCAGACAAGCAATATTCAGATAAAGAATCCATACTTACTTTGAAAGACTCATCAGGAGTCATTCTGTCTATGCCGAATAAATCAGTAGCCAATAAGGCACCACCCGGGTTAAGATCTTTGATTCTATTTGGCATTCTATCTATCCCCTATAAATTTAAACATAATTGAACTCCATTTATTTATCTTACTTTTTGCGGAGGTATTAAAAATCCATTGACTTATTAATCTGGCTTTCATAAAAATCAAAGTTTTTAGTGTTGGTGTAAATATAAATCCACTATTTAATGTAACCGAGCCCATTGGTTTAGTCACCTTAACAGTTGGGTTAATTGTGAAAGAAATGTTTAATTGAGCAGCAGTTTTCTTAAACACAGTATCCGTACCGGTATGATCTTGTATTTTATTTCCTAAGTGATCTTTCCAAACTCGTAGAGCCATCTTATACCACCGTTATTTCTATTTCATCCGCTTCGAATACAGGTTGGTTGCCTACTGCTACAGTTTGCTGGACTGTTAAAGTACCTACGCCTACTATATTCCCGCCTGTTGCAGCATCTAAAAATACAAGTTCAGATATAATATTAGTAGTACCGCCAGAAACCGGAAATGTTATATCAACACCCAGTACTTTAGAACCACTTACAGATGCAGGAAAATTTGTTAAATTATTTGTTAAGGGTATTCTAACATAATTTACATAATTAGCTTCTGGGAAAGTCGTGCCATCATCCGCTTTTATTGTAGAACCTATAGACATAGCAGCATAAATAGTTGCAGGTGGTGTATAAGGTACATTGCCAAATACGTGGTCGTTTACTTTGTTTGCTGTATAATTACTTAAACCATTCATAATTTTATACTCCTAATAGTATTTTTAAATCATCTATTGAAAGCCATTTGAAATATTTTAAACCGTCAACTTCTTTTACTATTATAAAACTTTTAATTGGGCCAAGTTCTTCAAAAAATGCTTTATACCTAGGTGCACTATGATTAGTTGTCATTATATTCCTAGCTCCGTTTTTAATTCCGCTATTGTTATTTCTTTCATAGTCCTAATTCCATTAACTTCCTGTACCCAGATCAAAGAGTCGACTTTAAAATCTGAGGCATCCACTTGTTGAAACGTCACAGGTTCAGTTGGAAGATCATAGTTATCAAACTCAGTACGAACATCGAAGTTAACATGCAGCTGACCACTTGCAGGTGTGACTATATCTGAGGACAGAGAATTAACAGACTGGATGTCGATCTCTAAAGTAGTCACAGTAAGGTCACTAGTGTGCTCGGGTAGCAGCGGAATTACAACCTCAGTCTCGTTAGCCTGGGCATCGTATGATAGCTCTAATTGATTTACTTCCTGATTCGATAAATCAATCTGTCTGGCGTCTGTCAAGCTACGAGTTTTTTTCGCAGTGAAATAGACTTTTCTATTGGTGTGATCGTCGGGAATCTTGACCCTGAATGTTTCTGTATCCCCCCGATGTATGCTAAGATTTAATAATACTTGAGCCATTAGTTACCTCATAAACTTTTTGAAAGATCTGTGTACGCCTGTGACTTAAGCCTTATGATGCAATAGTCTCGAAAATCAATTGAGCTGATATACTTAAACACGGTGTTGATATTAAAAACTACTTCGTTATTATTAGCGTCTCTTAACGAGCCGCTTTCCCTTGAATGGGGATAGAAGGTTAAGTTTTTGCCATTATACTTATTTAACAGTCTGGTTAAGTTAGTTCTGTTCACGCTACTCATGTTCAATAAGTTACCTCTTACAATAAACGCTGAGTAGTAGCCCTTTGTAATGGTGGTAATCTTGCCAGTTAGAACAGATTTATGCTCTACGCTATCTGGCTCAGCAAAGTCGGTTTCTTCATACAGTGCCCGTTCGATTCCTATGTATCCATATACAAATTCGTTTTTAAGTGGGTACCCATCTCCATTTATGTATCTATCCAGGGTAACTGTCAGTTCGGTTTTACTAATTATATATGCCCAACCCTTATATGGACTCACGACTACCCCATTGTCCAAAATTAGGTCGATATAAAGCATCATGCCTACTTCAAAATCATGTGCGTTCTTAAAGTGTAGCTGCGAAGATACATTTACCACGGATGTAACAACTTCCTCAACCTCAGCTGCTTGCTCTTTAGTCGGATCCCATAAAGCTGGAAAGCTGCTACCGAATACTCCCATAGTTGAATTCCTTACTTAAATTCGATTTCTGTGATAGACATCAAGAGAGTCTCAACGTCTCCAATACTTTTATTCATTGTGTTACTGTAGCCGACCGAGCTGAGTGTTTTTAGATCGGTTTTAATATAGTCCTTAACTAAAGCGTCCTTCTTTGCAGAACCCACTCCATCATTGATATTAAAGAAGTTTGTTCTGGCTGTTGTAGTTGCCGGGAGTGACCCACCCGTAAACGGATAACTATATACGTCAAGAGATGAACCTGTTGTATTCTCAACTAACCACACTAGGTTGTTGTAGTGCTGGATATCCTCAGACCCCTTCTTATAATCTCTGTATAACGAGGATAGAGCGTCTGCGGGTGTTGTAGAGTACAGTAGTCGACTAGCCGCGCCGGTTCCAGCTATACCAGCTTTGATTTCAATGTTTACGTTCGGTTTTCTTTTTTCAACGCTTACCGTTTTTTTATAAAAAACGAGGTCTGGATCAGTGACGCTGTTGGCACCTTCCAGAGCTTCGTATGTGAAGATGTAGCTATTAATTCCATATTGATTTTTAGCGTATCTCTTAGTAACTCTAAAATCAGAACAAAATGCATTTATAAAATCCCAAAACGATATTTTCATTCCTTCTGAATTATATCCACTAATGTTATTAGCCGAGATACGGGTATGATTCATTGCGTACTCTTGGTTTATAGCAAATAACATGTTGACATCGATCAGCACGTTTGATCTGCTGTAAGAGCGTTCCGTCCAGGAGACATTATCAAATGTTTCCTTTACTATATCTTGTGTACCAAAATTCACAAAAGCAACGGATGGAAAACCCGCCACCTTCAGCATACACTCAATAACCCACGTTACCCGGGCATTTGGATAACCTTCGTTATCTGAGCTTGTGTACTGAAAAGATGAACCTGTCTGTAGTGTCGACATCAGGGTTTCATAATCGACATAGAAATCTTTCATGATAATAAAGTTATCAAATACGTTGTACTTGAAAGTCAACGCGTCTTCATCAGGTACTTTATTTTTGATAACCCCTAAAAAGAACACAGAGTCATTTTCGAGAAATCTCAAATGTGTTGCAGAGTTTAACCTGCTATTTAATTCTATCAGGCTGCCCCACTCATCTAAACTTGTCTGATTATATGCGGCTGAAACCGTAACTTCCACACTAGGCGCCACCAGCTCGTAATTTAAATTCCTTTTTATAAAATCGACCGGCCCGGATGCGATAACGAAATCGGAAACATCCCACCATACAGTTGAATAACCACCACTTGTATACACGCCATTCGGCTCGTCATAGTGTATGGTATAAGAATACTCATTTGGTATGCCGGTGATGGCATATGCAGAATAGAGATTGTTAATAACGGATAAACCACCCACGCCGTATATTTCAACCTTGTCACCTACACTATAGCCGTGCTTGGTGCTAGTGGTTATCGTGACAGTATCACCAACATAGGATGCTGCAACGATATCCAGCTTATAAGATATTTCTACCCTATATTTGTTCATCAGGATTAACTCCAGCTAGCGTTAAATTATTCTCTGCTCCCATTAACTGATATTGCGTGAAACCCTCTCTATCTAATTTGTTAAATACTTTCACCACAACTGGAGGCTGTTCGGCTATATTATACTTAATGCTCTCAATCGATTTGTATAAATTGGATAAAATTTTTTCTTCCTGCCCGACCTTATGAGAGGGTGTAATCCGGGCTTTCTCACCAGATCGAAGTAACATTGGGTAAGTATCGTTCGGATGTCCCGGAGGAACCACAAACGAACCGCCTCCTGCCATTTTTTTAACCCCTGATCCGGTGCCAATAAAACTACCTCCGGAAGCTCCTCCAATAATTTTAGACATAGAGATTCCACCACCACCAAGAGCATAAGAAAGAACATTTAATACTGCCCATTTTGCAATAAGCTGCTGCATTTGCATTAAAACAGCATTAATTGCATTTGCCCATATTTTTTCAAATGCTGAAGCGTCTCGCGCAATTCTTACTTGTACCAATTCGTGAAAACTATTAGCGATACCATCGACAGTTGAATAAAAAGTCTCTGTCATAATTTCATTGCTGTTCGCCCAGGTCTCAACTATTTCTTCAGAACTTTCTTGGAATGGCTCCGGATTTAGAATCGGTTTAGTTTCTTTTTGCTCGCGAGTTGTAGTTACTCCAATTGAACTGATTGGTGTTTCTATTTCACCTTTTGAATTAAACGTAAAAACATCATTTCCATTGGTCGCCTGACTTAAAGTTGATTTTAAATGATCGACATAATCGTTAAACAATTGCTTTTTTTTCTCATTAATAAATGCGGCTTCATTAAATTCTTTACCCAGTATTTTTTTATACTCTTCAGCTTCTTTTTGATATTCTTTTATTCGCCAATCGAAGTATGAAGAATCATTAAATGTTACTACCTGATAAAATTTGTTGAGCTGGTCTAATTTCTGCTTCAATACTTTTGTATAACCGCTTTTTTCATCATCAATTAATTTTTCAAGTTTATTTATATCAGCAATCGTGTTTTTGAAATCAGGACTTCCAATTTCCAGCCCTTTGAGTTTTTCCTTCAATACATCAACTCTATCTTCAACCTCTTTAAGTTTTTTACTGTTAGGACTCCAATCCGGAGTTGATTTATCTTCCTCAGAATATCGGTGCGGACTTAATATCATTCCCTTCACATCTTCAGGAGTCATTTTTAAATTTTGAATTTTGTTTGAGGTAGTTGACCACATATTATAAAGGGCATTGTTCATATTCTCACTGTCCTTTAACATGATTTCCCAGCCGCTTTTTAATGAGCCCAAAACCTTGACATCATTACTCAATCCGAATGGGGCTAATCCCAAGTGAGCCAACGTTGCACCCAACGTACCGGCAATATTCGCGATCTGTTTAAGCATTGTAGCTATAATAATTATTGGTGTGGCCACACTTTTTAGTGCTGTGCCGAATGCATTTGTTGCCCCGGACGCATCGCCCATATTAGTAGACATTTCAGCAATTAATTGAAGGAATATTGTGTAAACCGGTAGAATCTGTTTACCAAGTGTTTCGTATTGAGTTTTTAATAACTCATTAGCTCTTCGTTCAACATTGGCGGTGCTGTCTTTTGTACGATTGTAATCTCCAACGGCCTTACGGGATTGTTTATACGCATCACTCAGAATTACTAAAGCTTTTGCCTGTTTTTCGGAAATGCCACGAGAATTCATCATTTGTTGAACTGCAAGTTTGAATTCTTTTGTATCCTGCTGGATTACAATACCAAGACCTTTGGCGGCCTCAGTTTCACCAAAAAGAGCTTTTGTTAGTGCCTGGCTAGCTCCTTTTGCACCTCCCGAATAATTCTTAAACGAAACGAGATCCTGAGCTAATGAGTTTACTTGTTCTGATAGTGATAAGGCTTCTTCTTCGGCAAACTCGAATCCAACTAATAAATCCCCGGTATCACTTAGCAATTCTCTGGCTGTGCTTCCGGCCAGTCCGAAATTCTTCGCAAAATTATCAGCCATACTATTGGCTTTAGATTTTATCCCACTAAAAACAGTATCGAACTTACTGCTGATCTCCTCAGCATCCCGGGCCAAGTTTTTAGCTTCACGGCTGATATCCAATGCCTTTCGGAAAACAACTATCGCACCACCGGCAATAATTGCTTTCTTCAGAATCTTAGAAAATGAATTTCCCATCTGTTCAGCATCCCGGTCTACTTTGCTCTTGAGCTGTTTAAACTCTTTTTCAAGTTGATCGTAATCAGCCTTTATCTGAACAAATATCTCACCTAAATTTTCATCAGCTGCCAACTTAAAGTGCTCCGATAGATTTTAAATAATTGTATTCAGCATCATATTTACTTTCACGCCCTTCCTGTCCCACCAGGTCAAGTTCTCCTCCACCAACAAAAACACCCAGGCTCAATGTTCTATCTAATTTTTCTTTGAATTCACTAATCGGCATGTCATTTACTTCTTTTTCGGTCTTATTCCAGAAATGAACAATAAGTAAAGTGGCGAGTAAAAAATCAGGGATCTCCGGAAATGCTACTGTTTCTTCTTCATCACTTTTTTTTTATCAGCATTTACATTAATTCCTTCCAACTCATAAACCTGTGTAGAAAGATCAACAAGCTCTTCTTGTGAAAGGTTTTTAAGTAAATAATTAACCCGAAGAATACGTCGCAGTAATAATTTTTTGATGACTCTATACCATGGAAGTATTTTATAACTGTACTTCATCCCGGTCTCAACAACTTTTGCAGTTTCATATAAAAATACTTCCGGCGTTAGTTTGCCACGATTTTTCATTGCGAAGTTTGTCATCATCATAATATCGTAGGAATCCCTTTGAGCCAGCACCACTTTTCGACCGAATAGAATACTTTCTTTATGCTTCCGATTTAGTTTTTTCATTATCCAACAGCTCCAGAAAAGGTAACTGCGCCGGTAAACTTCCCGGAGAAATCCCAACGTGTAGCTTCTTCACGTTTTGCCGAGAACTTTCTGTTGAACACAACAAAGTCACCATCAAACTGTTTTGTCCCGGCAATCAACAAAGCAGGAACTGTATCACCGATGTTCGGAGTGTTTGTTGCATCATCACGAAACCATTGTGCAAATGAGATCTCTCTGGAGATAAGACCGGACAAATATTCTCTGGATCCACCGGAAGCATTGTCACTAACATCCAACTCGTCCGCATTCTCATTTAATTCAGGATCGAAAATTGGAATCTCAACAGGTGTGGCTCCAATTTTTAATTTAACTGCTATACCAGCTGCTTTTGCCATTATTTTATTTCCTTACTTTTTCTGAATATGAATTTTGTATTGTTGAGTTATTTGATACAAATCGATCAATTTTACAGGGCCTCTTCCATTTTTATAGTTTATATCAATAACCCAATAATTTGATACTCCGGTAAAACTCTCTTTCTTGTTATCGAATCTGTTTTTTCCATCCAAAGCCATTGCATGTAAAGTGACCATATCAGTGCTGTAGTAATTGATCTGGAAATGATCAAATGAGAATTCATCCATCGAATCAATCTGCTGCACATCTGTGATTGCACTAAATACAGCGTAGTTTTCAGATTTCTGTGGAGCTTCTATAAACCAGAATCCGCCAGTCATCCCGGATATGTTTTTTCCAATGTTGTATATCGCAGATTGAAGTTCCTGATTCATCTTACATCAAATATTTGTTGTAAAAATCGTTTAGATTCGATCAGAGCGGATCTCATAATCGGGCGTGGTTTCATTCCAATAGTAAACCTGAGTTTTCCTTTTTTGTCACGAAAAAACCAGCCTCCTTTTCTTCCCTGACCGTTTTCCGCTAATTCACCGGTACCGAATTCGATATAAGGACCATGACCAGAACTGTTAGCAACGGATCCAATAATTTCAGTACCTTTGGTTTTAACCTCGTGGTTAAAACTTCCAATATATTCACCTTCGTCAACTGCTCGTAAATCATCTCCATACTGACCACTTGCACGCGCTTTCATATCGCCTTCCAGAAATTCACAAGCCAACAACATTTTATCCGAATAGTGTCGCCTGATTTTTCTGAGCACTGCTTTATCGTTCCATCTGTTCTTTGCCATCACTTCAACTCGATATATTTTTGTCCGTTTGCTTCCATATAGTTTTTCAAATTGTATTTGATCTCGTTTAATAAATCATGTCTCTTGGATCCGTTTTCTTCAAGCAGAGTTATCCGACTTTCATGATCTTTGATTGCCTCAAAAGCAATAGCCACATTTGTGATTCCTGCAATTAAAATGGATAGAACTATCAGCCAAATGTGAACTTTTTTTATTAAAAGAAATCCCTGTTTTTCTAACTCTCGAACCGCCTGGTCACTCATTTCAAAAATCCTTTTTTTGACTTTAGCTGTTGAACTTTTTTCACACTAGCCTGAGCATAGTCGGCGCTTCCAAATAACACCGCAATCGCACCACCGACCACTTGTAATGTTTTAGAGTTTGTAAGTACTCCCAGAGCTCCTATTTTTCCTCCAAGCACGGCAATGCGTCTCTTTTTACCATCAAGACCATCCCAAACGAAATGAATTATTTTCTTAATCATTTTTAACTCACCAGCTAATTTAGAAAGCTCTTATTGCCGCATAAATGTGATATGCCCCTTTCACAGAGTGATCAATAATCTCTCTGGCTTTTGAATTTGTTACACCGAGTTTATCAACTACAGCTTTGATTATTTCATCTGATTCAGAAAGATCGATGCTCTCCAATTGAGGGAGAATTAATTCTTTTCCTTCCCATACTTTAAAAGCCGCTTTAGCCACATCAATAATTGTTTCTTTTGGATGAGCAATAAAATCACCCGGAGTGACTTTACCATCTTCCATAATTATTTGATGCGCTTCTTTCACTTCTTTAGCAAGGTCAACAATATCTAACACTTCCTCGATTCCTAACTCGACATTCGGAGCGTCACCTTGAGTTATTAATGTAATTTTGCTCATACTATTACTCCTGTTAAATTTTAATAATTCCAAAGGCTTCGGTTCAGGTATATCAGAAACTCTCAATTGTTCTCTTTCATTCAGCTCTTTCACTTTCGGTAATTCTTTTGCGATCATTGAAATAATGGAAGAAATCTTGCTGACATACTCCGGATCCGTGGCATACACTTTTGCAGTACCGTTACTCCTGAAATGTTCATTCTGAATTGAATAGATAAACGAATGAGGATTCTTATATTTGAAAGCCTTTGGAAAATTTCTTTTTAATAATTTTGCGTGATGTTCAAAACATTCCTTTGGAGATGGGTAAGTTTCAAATTTTGCAGTGATGCTTATTTCTTTTCCGTTAACAAATTCTTTTGTCGATTTATTCTGCACACCATAATCAACCGCGGCTGAATCCTTAATCCCAAAGAAATTATTTCCCGGTATATGTTTGCCCCAGCCGGATTCCAACGCTGCCTGAGCTAAAGTAATCAAAGCAGGAACGCCGGTACTTTCTTCGTTTAATTTAGCATATCCATAAAACTTTGTAACAAACTCTTTTACCTTCATCGTTATTCCTTGTATTCACATTCAATTTGCAAGAACTCATTCATTTCCATCGGATTAACAATCAGCTTAATTGCATAAGATATATTTTTAACCGAATCATAAATCGAATCCATGGGCTGAATTTCAACAACATCACAATAGAATCTATGAGTTGTTGTATAACCCATCTTTTCATTTTTAATCATTTCGTTACCGGATAACGGTCTCATCCTTCCGGATACTAAGGCTATCACAACATCGGTTTCTTTTAATATTCCATCTTCATTAGAAACTGTAGGTCGTTTGATTTCATATCCTGGAATGAAACTGTCACGTGCAGGCATCTCAGCTCCACTGCAATTTTCTGAATGATGAAAACACCTCGAGCATTTCGGAATTGTTATAACCTGATTCGGAATAGTCCCCAAGTGAGTAACTTTTTTTAGTGCGATGTTTATTCAGCCGGTACAGGATATAATCACTAACAGCAAGTTTTATGTCTTCTGTAAATTCAAGCTTTTGAATGATGACACGAGTTCCGGCTTCTTCATCAATTATGGTTTCATTAACTGTGATCTTTGATTCGCTGATAGTTGCAATTGTAAATACCTTATTGTTTTGAACACTGCCTTGAACAAGAATATCATTACCAACTGCAAGTCCGAATTGAGCAAGTCCACTGTTTTCATCGTTAATTGATTTGTCCGCAGAAACAAAAGAAATATTATAACTTTCAGTAAATACATAAGGGACTGCGAAATTATTTATCCTCCGAATCACGAAATCCTGAACTATTGAAATCAGCTTAGTTATCAAGGCATCCAGTGATGTATCAGCCGTGGGAATCTGAATCAATTCTTTTATCTCATCTATGCTTGCAATCGGCATCTTTCGTCTCGCTTTAAGAAACCGGGGATTATTCATCCCCGATTAGTTATCTCGGCAGATAAGTTGGGAAGATATCCACCTTACCAGCTATAGCTACATCGTCACTAATTAAAACAACCTTTACATACCTTTTAGTCGTTGTCGGCAAAACAAATCTTCCGAGCTCCGTATCCGCAGGGATAGTATCTCCTCCGGAACTTGTTTTTGTATAAAGAGTTTGTAAATCAGCAAAAGCAGAATTGTCCGCGCTATCCTGCAATTTGATCGTTAATGATTTTAGATCCGTCAATGTGATCTCTTCATTTACGATAACAATTACCTCTAAAGAAGCCTGAGTGTTGGCGTATTCGAATGAACCTCCATTTCCATCAGCCGTATCATTTTGAGGTAATGTCTGAGCTTTTGCCATATAATCCGCATCAGAGCGGATAATGCCATTATAGTTAAGTTGATTAGCCACTGACTACCTCCTTATGTAAATGAAACGTTTTGTTCGGTACCATCCAGAAAGTTGTAAGATGTAATAATTGGAATATTATCCCATCTTTCAAGAAGTATCGGTTGATTAATATTTGGTGAGGTTATACTGATTCGTGTACCTCTGATTTCTTTTAAGTCGGATTTAATTTTGGGATGACAGAAAAGATAAGTACTGCTGTTGTTAGCTCTCACCATTGCGAGTAAATCATCAATTTGAGTTGCTGTAGGAAGTTTTTTAGTAGTCGATACACGATCAACATTCGCGATTACTGAAATAGAAATTTTGTTCGCAATCTGGAAACCAAAGTACCCTTTGTAACGGATCTGGAAACCAAGAACTTCAACAGTTTGTCCGTTTCGGGAAACTTTTATGTTCATTAAATTGCCGCCGTTAATTGCTTTAACATCCAGCATTGCACCATTCTTAAAACCTTTTGGTGAATAAAGTCCGGTCGTTTCCTGCGGCATAAACCTAACCGCAACAATAGAATGATTCTTATTACTCGATCCACCGGCGTTAATTGTATTTTCATTAGCGATAGCGTGAGCTCTAATCATATTATACAGAATTGCGAACTCGGCTGTCATGCCGGATTTTCTGAGTATCGCTTTTTCCTGTTTGGCGAAATAACGTGTTGCTCCGCCGTACATCTGGGCTTTATCCTCTTCAACCTGAGCTATACCACCCATAATTGAGAGATCAACTTTTTTCAGTTCGGATTTCATACCGACTGTAGGAAGCGGAGCGTCCAGATCCACAAAACCTGCCCCGGTGATTTCAGTGGCATCTTCGTACACGTTCCACAGTTCATGTGAAGCTTCCTCGAAAGGTATCATATCAAGAATCGGTGAATCCTCTGTGATGCTTTCTACCTGCTTCGGTTGCTTCTTTGCGAACAATACGGATAATTCTTTGAGTGTTGGCATTTTTACTCCATTAGTCAATTAATGCAAAACTTTATTTTTTACCGAATACCTCACTCGAGTAAAAATCTTCTGTTGACATTTCTTTCATATCTTCAGTTGTTGTTCCGTTACCTTGTCCCGGAGGATTACCGCTAAATTGTTCTTCACCAAACAACGGTTTATAATCTTCCTGAAGCTTTTTAACAGAATCATCAAAGCCTTTAATTTTTCCTTCTTTGTCAACTTCGAGTTTATCGAGATCGAACTCTTTCATTAGAAGCTTCAGATTCTTAGGGTTCTTAACTCCTGCTCCCGTAAGTGAATCCTTCAGCAAAGATTCATGATTCTTCAGCTGCAGTTCCTTATCCTTTTGAGCGATCTTGTTATTCTGCTCATCAATTTTTTTGTTAAGATCCGCAATCTGTTGCTCCACGGTTTGATTTCCGGATTTCTTTTCATCTTCAAGTTTCTTCAAACCATCCTGCGAAGTTTTGAGATCTCCGGTAAGCGTTTCTTTTTCCTTGGTGAGTGTTTTAATCTCATCAAGTTTGTCATCAAAAGTTTTCTTCGGGATGTAGTTCCCATCGTTCAAAATGAGTTCTTTCCCGTTCAGATCAGCTTCCACTTTTTTGAAAGCCTCATCTCCGATCAACTCTTTCAATTTTTTTAAGTAAGACATTCGTTCCACCTCTATTAGTTTTTATTAGCAGTCACCCACCTGCCTGAGAGCTACCGTTCAGTTTTGCGCCGAACATTTCAAGTGCGCCATTGAGTGATTAAGTTTTCGTTCGAAATGTATAGTATGCAGTAATTCAGGTCATCCTAAAAATCTTTAGGATTGTACTTTTGATCAAACTATAAAAGCTCTTGTGTTTAAATGTGTATTCAGTTAAGTTTAAATGAGGGCTATATATCCAATATGATTGTTTATTGATTTAGGGAAAATAATATCTTCGTTGGACGTTACAGTAAAATCCTGATAAGTATATGTTATATAGCAAAATTTAGAGGTGTCTAATGGCAGATATGTCTCATTTAGATAAGAAATATTTTATTGATGAAAATGTTTTCAATTGCCCTTACTGCAATAGAAATAACGTTACCTATAAGCTAGTAAATAGCTATAATGCTTTCGATTGGTCTAACGATAAAAAATGCCATGTATATTTTGTCAGATGTAAATCTTGTCAGAAAATGTCAATGCATTTATCTTTTGAGGACATCGGTAATGGTAATTTGAAAGCTTATAGTAATTATACTTTTCAATCGAATATTGATATAGATTCTAAACTATTCTACTCCGTTCCAACTTCATTTTTCGCTCTAGACGATAGAATCCCACGGATTCTTCGTGAATTGATCTCAGAGGCTGATGGTTGTATGAAAATGAATTATCTAACCGGTGCTTCTGCATGCATGAGAAAATCTATTTATGAATTACTAATTATTGAAAAGATATCCGGTGATAAATATGATGAGAAAATTAAAAATCTTAAGAAAAAATATTCTGATTCTGATCCAGCATTATTTGATATTCTTGGACATATTCAACAAATGACCAGTGATAAAATTCATGAGCAATCTTGGGATAAATGGGATTCTAATAATCTCACTTTGATTATTGAGACACTGAAAACGGTTTTGTATGATATATATGTAGTGCCACAAATTAAAAAGGAAAGATCTAATTTTATCCAGCAACTAAGAGAAAAAGTATTAGGGAAAAGTGATAATAATTCATCTGCTTAGAAATGCTATATAACAAGCAAATCAACCGGACGCCTTTATTCATGGGGGTTTGGTGCTGTTCTTAAGTTTTGTGAAATAAATAACATTGCTGTTCGGCAGTAGTGATAAAAACTAAATTGTAGCAGCCAATGATTGCTCTGAAAAATAATCATTGTCTGCATAAACTTTGGCGTAGTTTGCAAATACGGCATTGCTGTTCTGGGCTGCCGGTTAGCGGCAACGCCGTTATAACGCATAATAATGGAGTATGTATGCCAATATTGCATTCACAGAATCAATCACTAAATATTTTAGCGGGAAGCAATTATTCAAAAGAAGAAGAATTAAGAGATTATTTATGCCAATCACCAAATTTACTGATTCATGAAAATGAATATTCTGCAAGCTATGTAACAAAGGAATTTCGGCTTTTATCGGCTGGTCAGTTGGATATATTATTAATAGATTCAAACGGAGTGCCAATTGTTGTTGAATGTAAGCTTTATAAAAATGAAGAATCGCGCCGTGAAATATTAGCTCAAATATTTGACTATGTATCAGCATTATCATTACTTACAATTGACGAGTTAGATTATCAACTGACTGGTGCTTTGTCATCTACAATTAAAATAATTGCCGACGGTGATGAAAAGAAATTCGATACAATATGGAGTATCTGCGCAACTAATCTGCGAGCTGGGAACATAAGAGTTATACTTGCGATAGATGAAGCAAGGGATGATTTAATAAGAATTGTTAGATTTGTTAATGACCATAGCGATTTAGATGTACGTTTAACTACTATAAAAAAATACGAAAACTCAGAGGTGGGTTTAATATTAGTCCCCAGTTTTGTAGTCTATGGAGCATCCGAGAGTTTTTCGATAAAAAGTAAAAGTAAACCAAGAGTTGCTCGTAAAGAATTTGAATCGATTATTTCAGCATATAAAAATATTTATAAAAGCGAAGAATTTTTAATAGGAAACAGTGCTTCTAACCACAGAAAAATTATTAAAGAGACTTGGGATGCTAATGTTCATTATGAATTTTTGGATCGTTTTAACGGTCCTACAATTGAACTTCATTTAGAGAACAAGAAATATGCTTCTATATTCTCAAAAATAGAAGATGTAGTGAGGTCTTATGAAAATGATTTTCTTGATTGTAATATAAAGTACGATCCAAAATGGTGTGGAGTTGGTAGAATAATATTAGAATTAAAAGGTGAGGATCCTGAACCAGAAAAATATGCTGAAGTAATGTCAAGGTTTATTGGCTTAACAAATAAAGGAATAGAAATTATAATTACGGATGTTGAGAAGAGCGTTATAACAAGCCGCTCAAGACCGACCGCCGAAACGGTTTGAGGCAAGTGCAAGTATAGGGTTTACGTTTTTCGTTCGGCATTTTGTTCTAAGTAGTTAGGTCGCCGCCAGTTTTGTGAAATTTACTGGCGGCTATAAATTATAAATATTCGTTGTCTATTTGTCATCGCTGTTTGGGGCGGACGGCTTATGGGCAACGCCGTTGAGTGTTAAAAATATGGCAATAGAAAGTAAGTTCGTCGAACTATTATGTGAAATGGGACTTGATAATAGAGATGATTTAAATTACAAATTCAAATCAAATGAAGTTCTTATATCGTTACCTCATTGCTCAAAATTATTGGTTCTTACTGAAAATAATGTCGACGAATTAAACCTCTCTAAAATGATTACAAGGAACAATAATTTAGTTTATTATCCAACTTGTGGATTTTCTTTTGATTCGTATTGCGAATATTTTATAAACTTGAAACATCCAGATTTCCATTTCTACAATTGGGACGAAAGATGGCCATTTCAAGATAAACTATCATTCAAGATTGGCGATGATTTTATTGAGTGCGGCGATTCGAGTTCGTTGGCTGTTTTATTGTTAAGTCAGATTTATATTGATCCTGATATTGATCCTGATCGACTTAAGCAATTATCTACATTGAAAATATTTAAAAACTCCACAGAAAATTATATGAATATTTTCTTCAAATCACTTTACTACTTAAACTCTCATTATTTTGTTAATACAGGAGTTACGGCTTCTTTGACTCATCTCGGTATTGATACGGATTACGATGAATTTCATAAGTTGAACGAAAAACTTGAAAAATTGTCACTGAAGAGGATACGCAATCACAAGAATTTTATGGACACTAATCCACTTAATCTATACAATTATGCATGTTCACTAAAAGGCGAAAATAAATTTCTTACGTTTTATCGGGTTCTTGAATATTTCTTCGATAGTTATAAAAATAAGACAGTAAATAGCAAACGATACGATCAAAATATAACTGATGCGGAATTAATCAAACTAGCGTCGCTAAAGGGAGAATTGGAGTATTTGAAGGGATTGCTCAAAATTATAACAACGAACTCTGTGAGAAATAGGTTATGTAAATATGCAGTGCGTAAAAAAATTACTAAAAGTAATAATTTTGACGAATTATCAACGCAATTGTATTCTTTTAGAAATTCGATCGTTCACGCTAAAGAATCGCAAATTGAACGTACTTTAATCCCTGATCCATTTGATATAGAGAGAACTAATACTATTAAAAATTGGATATATATTACAAGAATCTTTGCTGATTTAGCGATAAGCTTTTACAATAAAATGTAAACACAGGACATGCAACTCAACCGGACGCTGTTTTGGCATTTGGCAGTTTAGAAGTTTTAGAGTTAGTCGTTCCGTTTCGGCTAACTTGTTAATGATAGTTCTATTAAATAACATTGATGCAAACTGCGCTTACGATTAAAGTTAAGCACCGTCTGCTATATTATTGGTGTTGTCTTTCTAATCGGCTTTTTTGTTCTGGGGCGCCAGTTATTGGCAGCAACATTGTACTACATCAATGAGTGAGGATTAAATGTTAAATTGGATCAAAGATAATACTAATTTAGTAATCGCTTTAACTTTTCTATTTGCAACCATTGTCCTTTTGTTAAAATATGATTGATGATCAACCCCCTAATAAACTTTATAAGTATCGACATTGTGATGCAAATAATAATTATCAAAAATTATTAAGAGAAAATCTTTTGTTTTTTTCATCACCTAAAAATTTTAATGATCCATTTGATTGTCGAATTTACCCAAATTTTGAAAGCGGTTCCACGAACCAGCTTCTTAATCGATTTTTGGATCATATTAAAAGTTCATATCCGAATATGCCCTTAAGTATCCAAAAAAGCCTAGCAAAAAAAAAATATCTCAAAAATATAAAGATTATTAAATCGCCAGAATTAATGACTAAGAGAATGAATGAAGTTGCGAATAAATATTACGGCATTTTTTCTTTAGCGGAAAATGTTGATAATCTTTTGATGTGGGCACATTATTCTGATTGTCATAGAGGATTCTGTATTGAGTTTGATGCAAACCGATTATTATCAATATGTAATAATTATCTAAAAATACAAGAATTGATATTTATGAAAAAAATTAAATATGAATCAGAATATCCGATAATTTCTCCCTTCCTTTCTGATATTTATTCCCTTGACTATATAGACTGGATTACAACAAAATCAAAAGATTGGGAATACGAAAGAGAATGGAGACTAATTTTCACTAGTCACCCTGATGAAGAAATTTCATTTCCCGAAGATATTTTTACGGGTATTTATTTTGGAGTAAATGCAACTTGCACAACAATAGAAAATATAAAACGATTATTTAGTAATAAAAATATTAAACCGAAATACTACCAAGCAAAGTTAAAACACAAACAATTTGGAGTTGCTTTTTCACGGATGTAAATGTGCATAGTGCCGAAAAATCTTCTTTATGTATTATCCAATATTTTTTGAAAAGTCAAACATCAAGTGATAGAGAATTATTTCTTTTGTATAGCTCAGAAGCGGTTTAAACCTTTTGGTTCTCCCATTCAGGTGCCGTTTTTTTAATGACATTATACATTTCGGAATTATTATGACTAGTAGCAATTTAGAAGAAATAAATCATAAGACTATAGATAATTAAATTAAAACCAAGCAGTTTAATGTAATCCTAAAATTATTAATTGGTAATCTTGATCTTTAAAACTTTATTAAAACATAACGAATGACTCTTGATTGAATTAAATCATACGATATTCCATTAAATCACATTAGGTTTGGGTTTCCAAAATTGGTATTTTATATAAATAAAATTTTATTGGCAAACAAATAAGAGTTAGTTGGTACAATCTAAAGATTTGTATTTTCTTACTGCATTAATTCAATTTTTATAAGCGTAGTCATAAATAATAATTAATTTCTTTACTAAACCCGATAATACTATGGTTAAGAGTTATAATGGCAAAAAATAAAATCTTTCCCACTGAAATCATTACAATCCCCGAAGGCAAAATTTGTGACTATATCGATGGGAAATTCCGAAAAGATACTCCCGAAGAATATGTTCGTCAAACAATCGAGAAACGTTTAGTTAATGAACACAAGTATTCTAAAGAACAAATTGAAGTTGAATTAACAATAAAACAAGGAAGTAATAAACCGAGGGTTGATTTAGCAATATTCCCGGAAGGGAAAGAACATATACAAGATAACATTCAAATAATCATTGAGTGTAAAGAAGAAAAGGTTCAGCCATCAAATAAAAATGATGGAGTTGAACAATTAAAATCTTATATGGCTGCTTGTGTTAATTGCGAATGGGGCATGTGGACAAATGGTAAATACAAACAAGCACTAAAAAAAGTAAGAATTGGGGATGAATGGCAATTTGTTGAATGGATTGATATTCCTTCTACCGATACTACTATTGAAGAAATTGAGAGACCAAAACGAAATAAATTAAAAAAAGCTTCTGATGATAACTTGCTTTTTGTATTTAGAACATGTCATAACCATATTTATACTGTCGATGGATATCAAAAGCAACAAGCATTTTTCGAGTTTCTTAAAGTCATATTCTGTAAAATATTAGATGAACAAAACGTCCCTAAGCCTTTAGATTTTTATATTACTTCGAGTGAGTTGAATAATCCAGACGGACAGCTAAGCGCTAAAAATAGAATTAACCTGATATTTGATAAAGTTAAAAAAAGATTTCCAAAAATATTCGACGCTGCCGATCAAATAAATCTTAAACCAAGAAGTTTTGCCTATATAATTCTTGAACTTCAGAAATATAGTTTACTCGAAACTAACATTGATATTAAAGGCAAAGCATATGAAGAATTAGTTGGCGCCAATCTTCGAGGTGACAGAGGTGAATTTTTCACTCCAAGAAATATTATGCGCATGGCTGTTGAAATGGTTAATCCAAAACCACATGAAAAAATTTGTGACAGCTCATGCGGAACGGGCGGATTTCTTGTTTTAGCTATGAATCATGTTACTGAACATTTATATAAAGATGCTGAAAAAGAATTTGGAAGAAAAAGACATGAATGGTCCGACCACGAAAAAGAATTAATGCGCAAAAAAATATCTGAAGTTGCTCAAAGCAATTTTTATGGATTTGATATTAATCCCGATCTTGTTAAAGCAACCAAGATGAATATGGTTATGAACAATGACGGAAGCGGTAATATCCTGCAAAACGATTCTCTTCTACCGCCTCATGAATGGGAACCAGAATTTAAAGAAAAGCTTTGTAAAGCTTTAGGAATTGATCCACGCGAAATAACCAACTCAGATAACATTGAATTCTTTGATGTTATTATTACAAATCCACCGTTTGGCAGTAAGCTACCTATTCGTGATCATCACATACTTTCGCAGTTTAATATTGGCTATATTTGGCGAAATGAACAATATGAAATAAAAGGGAAGAAAGTAAAAAGTGATGAATGGACGATCACATCAAATCTTCAATCCTCAGCTCCTCCGGAACAGCTTTTTATTGAAAGATGTCTTCAGTTTCTTAAACCTGGTGGAAGATTGGCAATCGTCTTACCAGATTCGATTCTCGGTTCTCCTGGTTTAGGATATATTAGAAAATGGCTAATTAAGAAAACAAAAATTATTGCTAGTATAGACTTACATCCCGATACTTTCCAACCGAGAAATGGAACTCAGACTTCAATTTTAATTCTTGAGAAAAAGAATAAAGAGCAAATACTTAAGGAAGAATCGAAAAATTTTATGATTGATTATGAAATATTCATGGCAATTATTGATAAAGTAGGGCATGATAAAAGAGGAAATCCTCTTTTCAAGAGGGATAAATATGGCAACGAAATTCTTGTACCAGATGACGATGTAAATTTTTTAGAATTAGGTCATACATCCGAAGGAGTTGCAACCGTTAAAAAGGCATCTAAGAAAAAGGTAATTGATGACCAAACGCCTTTGATACCTGAGATTTTTGCTCAATGGAAAAAACGTGAGGGTATTCAGTGGTAGCACTCCAGAATAAAAATCTAAGAGAAAATATATCTAAACCTATATTCTACCAAAATGAAGATGTTAAATGGACATCAATAAAATTATCAGAAGTTGCAGAACAGAAATATCGATTTGAAGCTAATGTTTTTAATATCGAGAGTAAGCATGCACGTGAACTGATTAAAAACAGCACTTACCCTTTACTAAATTTATTCTCAGGTGATAGTTTTATCCAAAGCGCTATATATCCAACTCGTTTCAAACGTATTTATGTTAATAAACAAGATGGTATAGAGTTTTATATGCCATCACAGTTATTAGAAATCAATCCCCAACCAACTAAATTTATTTCTCCAAAGACAAAAGTCAATTTTGAAGAATTAAAAGTTAATGAAAACGAATTGCTCATTACACGATCCGGTACTATTGGTAATATAACTCTTGTTTCAAAAACACTGGCAAATAGAGTTTTTTCAGATGATGTAATAAGAATGAGATTGTATGATGATAATGATTTAGGTTATGTGTATTCTTTCTTGAAAACCAGTATTGGTCAACTATTACTGAAGACAAATAACTATGGTTCAGTAATTAATCATATCGAACCCGATCACCTTTCAAATATTAAAGTTCCTAATCCCAGCAAAAAACTCAAAAATCAAATTGATGAACTTATTAAAGAATCTTTCAGATTAAGAGACGAGTCAAACGAACTGATTGAAACTGCTCGAAAAATTCTTTTAACAGAATTAGACTTACCACCAATCGAAGATATTGAAAAAGAATATTTTATTAGAAAAGACGATATTGAAAACTTTACAGTCAGATCAAAGAATTTATCAAATCGTTTTGATGGCTCATATCATCATCCAATAGTTAAAGAAATTCTCAAATTGTTGCCGAAAAAATCAAAAGAAATAAAACTGCTCGGAGATTCAGAGTTGAGTAGTAATATTATCCTACCTGGTCGTTTTAAGAGAATTTATGTTGAAGAAGATCAAGGCGCTGTATTTTTTGGTGGAAAACAAATATTAGAATTGGATCCGAGAGACAAAAAATATTTATCATTAACTAAACACTCATCAAGAATCCAAAATGAATTAACGATACATGAAAATGATATTCTAATAACTAGGAGTGGTACAATCGGCAAAGTTCAGATAACACCCAAACATTGGAATAGTTTTGTTGCCAACGAACATATTATTAGAGTAGTGCCCAGTAATTCAGATATTGCTGGCTATTTATATACTTGGTTAAATACCGATTATGGTTATGAGCTTATTAAACGCTTCACATATGGTTCGGTCGTTGATGAAATAGATAATCACCAATTGGCAAGAATTCAGATTCCAATTCTAAAAGATCCAAATAAGATAAAAGAGATAAATGATTCAGTACTTAAGGCAAACGATTTACGAAGTGAATCATATAATCTTGATCAAGAAGCAATAAAAATTGTAAACGAGGAAATAATTTACCACGGAGATTAGAATTTCATGTCACTAGTAAGTTCTAACTCATTATTTCATTTTACGCCAAATTTACATTCATTAATAAGTATTTTGAAAAATAATTTCTATCCGCAATATTGCTATGAGATTTATTCTTTTAAAAAAGGTTCTCTTGATGGCGCAATCGCAATGGTTTGTTTTTGTGATCTTTCTCTATCCCAAATAAAAAAGCACATTGGGATTTATGGTAATTATGGATTAGGCCTAACTAAAAGTTGGGGCAAAACAAACGGTATTAATCCAATTTTGTATTTAAGTCATAATTCAATATTGTCTGACAGCATCAATGACATCTTAATAAACTATACAACAAATCAAGACAAATTAAATTTATCTACTTCATTAGGATTGTTGAAATTCCTGGGTTTCATCAAACCATACGAAGGCATATTTAAACGAAACAAAAAAAGTTATGAATCATTTAGATATTATGATGAACGAGAATGGAGATTTGTGCCTGATTTGTCAGGTATAGATGATCCTTTACCCTTTATCACAAAAGAGGATTATAATAATTCAGATTCTCGTAAATCGGCGAACTTAAGTCTTCGGAAATTTTCATTAAAATTTACTCCAGAGGATATTAAGTATATTATTATCAATAATGAAACAGAGATTCTAACAATGATTAATTCCTTAAGAAATATTAAGGAAAATTACTCACGCGAATCAATAGATATTCTTACTTCAAAAATAATTACTTCGAAACAAATTGAAGATGATTTTTAAGTTATTGAAATCAGTTTCGTTTGACTTTCCTCTCTCACAAATTTTCAAATAATCTGGATGAATTTAAATCTTTATTTTGCACAAGTGCATCCAAATTCCTAAATCCCATCCTTGTAGTGCACTTGCAATTAATATCCTCATCAGCAATTCCTGAAAGTCCGGGGCCTTCGGTTTTTACTCCTGAAGGGAGAGTAAACATTCCATATTTATCAGCTGCTTTGCCATTCATCAAGGCATGATCTTTCCGGTATTCTCCAACTTTTGTGTGGATCCAGATCCGCTCTGTACCGATGCCTAATCTTTTTGCCGCGGCTTCTGAAGTATCGTAACCCAACAGGCGGGAAGCATTCTGCACCCTGTGACCTTCGGTTCTTACGATTCTTAAAGCCTTCCAGGTTTGCATACCGGTTCTTTTCGTAACGGACTTTGCAATAATACCGTAACCTTTCCCACGGAGTAAACCCTGAGTAATATCACTTTTAACCTGTTTCACATATATCTGAGCGTGATCCTTTAAACGTTCGGGCCATTTAATGCGGTCCAGCTTATTAAGAACAGCAGCACGGACTAAATCAGGATTGACTTTCCCGAATCCAAGTTCAAATCCTAGTCCGGTTTCAAGAGCTAATCCAGTTTTATAATAATTAGTTGTAAAAATATCTTTGAGGGCTGACGTAGTTGTTTTAATACTTTCATTTGTGAGTGATTTTATAATCTCGGTGATTTGTATTTCTAAATTAGTTAAACGGTTATATTTGATCATGTCCGGGTACTCGACTTTGCCTCCGTACTTTTCAAATATATAAGCAATATCTTTTTTTATCTCATCCAATCCCTCCCGGTAGGTCTTAATTATGCTGCTTTCATAAGTTTTTAATAGTGAATCAATATCTGAATCAGCATTATTAAGCAGCTTTGCGATTCGTTCATTTATTTCTTTCTCATTCATCTGAAGTTGTCACTCGAGTTTCGGTTTCAAAATTTATAGGAGTTCCTTCTTCATCTTCGATCTGCTTAAGTTCAGCTTCAACATCTTTAACCCAGGGATGATTTGAGAGAGCTGTTTTGCGAGATGTAATTCCAAAACTATCTTTAACGCTTGTTATCTTTTCAGCCTCATTTATGATCAAATGTTTATCAAATATCGGTTCAATCAAATCGGCATTATATTTTAATCCCTTCGTTATCAAATAATAATCAGCCAGGAATGACATAAACTCGTGAACCGCAACTGTGGCTTCTGTTATGGCGATGTTACTTTTAATATCCAGACCTGCATACATATACTCGAGAGCGATACCCGAAGGTGATAAACCGGCTTTGTCAATTTTTGGATTAACACCGAAACCGAAAACATAAATGTTATCTTCGATTCTGTCCATGTGACTGTCGTGGGCTTCATTCGGAAGGTCATTAGTTTTAGGTTCAACACCACCTGCGGCATTCACATTTATTGCGCCGTAACTATTTAAGTTAAACATGAACTCACTTAGTTTAGTGCCTTCGTAGCCTTTCAATACCCATATTGCTTTGGCAATGTCCGCAAGATTATTACTGAATGCACTCAGATTAAAATCATAATTATCAATAAGAGATTTTGTGAATTTAAGATCACTGATTCCTTCCTCATTATTTTTCAATTCGATAAACGGCGGCCGGCCCCAGCCTTTTCCTTTCTGTTCATTTGGGAAAAGACTGTTCCACTTGTAAATATGATATCTCGGATTAGGATTGTAATCCGGATCCGGAATATATTTCCCACCTCGCTCTTCAGCAAAATAATACACTTTTTCCGAATCGTAGATTTCAACTTTGTTTAATATGATTTTCGGACTGTTGAATGTCTCTTGTTTTGTGACCGGGTAGTATCTTATTACTCCGACCAACGTTTCATTAAACTGAGTATCATATACAGGAATTATTTGTTGTCCCGGTATAATAGAATAATCGAACAGCCCTTGCTGATTAATGTATACATAACAAAATTCTTTTCCTTTGTTGCTGGATCCACGTAACCATTTTTGAAACAATTTATTAAACCAGAAACTGAGATTGTCATTTATAAGTTTTACGAACTGCTCATCAGCTCCTTTGAATAGAATTGAATTGCCGGCGATGTAACCGACTTTCTGGTCGATAAGATATCTGAAGAAAGCATTCATTATCAGGTTGTTGCTTTTATTTTTGTTGATATGTTCTACACCGTCAATAAAAAACTTTCTGAAATCATGTTTGAAGATATCATGTTTGCCGTTGTAATAATTTTCACCGTCAACCATATCCTTCTTTTCATCACTGTTTTTATCCTCATCGATAAGAGATTTGATGATCTCCGAAAATCTGTAGTTGTTGGAAGTTGTTAATTGAAGTTTCACAATATCTGACTGTGTTAAATACATTTCATTTTCCTCATTTAAGAAATTCGATGTTTCTGCTTCTCGGTTTACGTCTCCAGTTCCAGTAAACAAAAGCATCACCTTTGTTTGGAGATCTTCCAAGTCGTTTCTTTATATCTTCTTTACTCTCAACATGTATCTTTCCGTTCTTTACTTCGAATTTCGGAGTTGTTAAATCAGCAATCAGCTCCTCGTCGTTCAGCATTACTACATCACCAAGACGTAAATCCTCACGAGTCTGCCACCACATCTGGCTTCTAAGATTATTAAACTTCTCTTCCAAACCTATTTCAAGTGGCTGTGCGGCTCCCTGAAGATTAATAGCTGAATCACGTATTCCATATTCTTTAAGCGTGTTAATCGTACCGGCGCCAACTCCAACTCCATCGATGCCCAAACATTTCAGACTTATATTCTCGGCACCAACTAACAAATAAACCTGATGACCCAGCTGGTTGGAATCCGGACACTGAAAGTCCTCAATCTTAAAACAAACATTTCCTTTCCCATGGCAGTATGCGGCTTTATCACCGTACTCGCTGTTCGCAACATCAACACCCAAACCTTTATCACCAATAATCTTCTCCAAATTCACATTGTTGTTGTCATCAAGAAAATCCTTGAACTGTTCCACAGCATTTATGCACCATTCAATTTTTATTAATGCGTCAATCGACTGAGCCGGCGAAATTCCACGTGTACGTGAGAGAGTAAGAGGCGTGTCCTGTCCGAACCGACTAATAATTCTTTGAATGCCGACTGTACTAGCCGCGCCTGGAATAATGCTGTGATTATTCAGGACCACATTCGGATGATCGTAAGCACTAATGCGAACATGAACCACATTTTCCTGCACACAGAATCGATGCAAATTATCCAACTGGTGATCAGGATTACCGAATGCAAGAATTAGGTTGTGAGGAGCTCCGGAAGTATTCTGAAGTGCCGCTATTGTCGGAGCCGGGATCCCGGGAGTTTCTTCAAGAATTATTAACATATGCTCTGCATGAAAACCCTGTGCCTTCTTTGTTGACTCCTCATTAGTCTGAACACCAGCAACGAATGCCTCTGCTTTCCAAAGAGACAGCGGATCGTTATTCATTCGTAATTCTCCGGAACTCAGCAGGGTGCCTTTGTTGAAGCTTGGAAACAGTTTTGATATTTCACCCCAAATCTGTGAGAAAAGCTGATCAGCTTTAGGCGCTGTCGTAATTACTCTACTGTTTTCAAACGATTCGAGAAACCATAAAGTAATTGCGGCTCCGAGAAATGTTTTACCGACACCGGTGGCAGATTCCACTCCACACCATTTGCCATCGGCTAAGGTCTCCAGAACTTTCATAAACGGATTTCTAGTGCCGTCCCACTTGTGTTCGTTGTACTGAGGAAACATTTCCCAGTTTATTGTTTCAGGAATAATGCCTAATCTATCTTTCAAATAATCCAATGGATGAGTCTGATAAAACTCTCTCTGTGTGCTGTAATGTTGCAGACGCTCCTGCCTTCGTCTTCTTAATTCAGCTTCAGCGTGTGCGGCTAATTGTATTTGAGTTATTTCCATTATTCTTGTTTCACCGATTTAGGATCCATCAATACTTCTTCAATTTTATCACCACGTTTAAGTCTTTCCAATCCGAATTCAGTGAACTTACTTAAATCGACATTTCGAATAGTTATTTCACCGGTCTGTTTTATTTCATCAAAGTACAATCCATTTAATTTATCCCGATCCTTTACAATCTCGAGTGCGAGTTTGAAATCGGGTTTTATCTGATAATATCCTTTATCATCTTTTACGCCTTTCGCTTTTTGAAGAAGAAACTCTCTATCATGAATCGCTTTTTTAAATGCTTTTTTTGTATCCTTTTTCCCAAGCTTCGATATTTCTCTTTTTGCCTCAACTATGTATCGCTCGGCAGTTCTTTTGGATACATCAAATTTTTCAGAAATAATACTGCATAGTTCTTTAACTCGTTTGCTGTTGAGATATCGATCATTTTCAAGAATTAGTCCAATTACGGAATCTATACGAACCCAGATAGTATCGGTATGTTTTGATTTTGCACGTGGCATTTTAGAACTCTATTTCTTCGCCGTTCAGAATAACTTTGGAAACATTCTTGAATTTCATTAATCGTTTTACAATCACATCACAGAATTTAGGATCCAGCTCAATCAAGTTACATTTCCTCTCCAGCTGTTCACAGGCAATCATTGTGGATCCGCTTCCTCCGAATAAATCCACCACCAAATCATTAACCTGACTGTTTCTACGAAGTGCTCGTTCTGCTAGTCTGACCGGCTTTTGAGTGGGATGTAAATATTGATTTGTCACATCTCGTTTTTCATACCACAAATCAAATTGATCAATGAAATCATCATAGTCGAGGTTATAAACATCGGCGAGATTACTGAGTTCTTTATTTTTATAATGCTTTTTCCCTTTCTTCCAACCCACCATACACGGTTCATACATTCTGTGGAAATTCTGACCTCGACTGAACACAAAACTATTTTTAACCCATATCACAACTTGAGAGAAATACCATTTCGTATTTTCAAATGCCTGTCTGTTAATCGTATGATTCTTATTTGCAAACCACCAAAAGAGAGTAACATCATCAGTAGAAAATTCATGAAGGTTTCTTAAAACATCAGAGTAAAATTCCAAACATTCTATATCGCTTTTGTTATCATTAAACATCTTTCCACCTGTACCACCGAATTTTGTAGAATCATAGGATAAACTACTAGGGGATTTGTAATCAACGTTATACGGAGGATCTGTAAAGATTAATCTTGCTTGTTCACTATTCATCACTCGTTCAACATCCTCACGCTTAGTAGAATCACCACACAACAATCTGTGAACACCAAGTTGATAGAGATCTCCGGGTTTAGTTCTCGGTTCAACAATCGCCTCAAGTTCTTTTTCAACATCAAAATCATCTTCCTCGATGGAAACTTCCAAATCCGGAATATCGAGTTCATTAAACGCTAATGCAGAAAACAAAGAACTATCAGTAAGATTTATATCCTCAAGAACCAGGGCGACACCGCTCGTAAATTCACCCTGGATGGTAGGTGAATTGGCGGCAATGTTTGCGGCTTTCTCTTTGCTTAAATCCCAGTCAACCTCTCGATAATTAAATCGCTCTCCATTGAAATCAACAAAGCCATAGGCTACAGTGCCTTTATCTGACGGTGTATCGTATTGATCGATAATTTCGATATCATAATCGCCGTCTGAGAGTTCGAGTGCAGATTTTCTTTGATGTGCAGCAACCAGATTGCCTGTCCGTCTATTGAACACAAAACCTGAAATGTCACCGAACTCATCGATAGAGTACTTTAATCCTGAGAGAGCTTTTTCAGAAATGGTTCTTGGATTGTAGTCTGCCGATTTAAGATCCGATAATTTTTTATTTGTCATTTTTCCTTTTCCCGTACAGAATGAATTCTATGTTTTTAATCGAAGTGAAATACTCCTCAGCCAGTTTATGACGTGCCTCTTTCCCTGTAATGCCGGATTCACGAAGCTCTTTATATTTGATTATTATTTCTTCATTCCTGACTGCAGTCTCCGGAAGAACGTCATGCTTTACGAATACTCTCAACAAATCCAATTTGAGGTCTTTATCCATTATTTTTTCCCACTGAATAATAATTTGACTGGAATTAAAATAAATCCTAAAAATCTTTAGGATTTACTGAATTACAAGAAATCAATTGCTTAACATCTGAAGCTACTTTAAACTCCCAATTAGTTATTTTTACATCAGCCGTCGTATACCTCAGAAGTTTCCAGCCATGCCTGACTGCAAGATTGTACTTCTTAGCATCCTTAGCGTAGCCAGCGCCTCGAGTATGCCGTCCGTTTTTGTAAATGCCGCCTTCAAATTCAACCGCAATGTTGTGTTTCGGAATGGCGATATCGAACCTGAATCGCCGATCGTGCAAAAATTTATATTCCCGAACATGATCAATATTCAGAATCGTAAGTGCGCCTGAAATCATTCCTACATAGTCCGGGCCATCTGGCGACTGCCGATTCCGTCTTACTTTGACTGCCAGCTCCACACCATCACTGCTCAGGCGCTCAACATCCCTCATCGTCCATCCTGAAAATCGACTCATGCTAATAAGCCTTGTTTTTTTCTGCTTTTGAAATTAGAGATGCATCCGAGATCTGCGCGCGATAATGAAAAACGATAAACCACAGATATGCCGACTGTTTTTCTGAAATATTTAGATCGTTCGTTTGGACTTTTAAGAGCATCGAATTAACAAAATCACTGTGTCCGGCTCCAGGTGAATAGTTGATGCCAGTCAAATTTTTAACTGCATAGATTTCATCTTCTGTCATCGGTCTCAAAACGTTTGAAAGTTTTTCTGCGCTCTCACTCACAGGCGCCAGTTCGTATTTTTGATTTGAAGATGTCCTGTTAAGCTTTGAACAGATTTCATGCGCTAAACTCGACCTCACCGGTTTAGTCATTACAGTTTTTGTTATTTTGTTTCTGACAATGTAATTCATGATTATTCTCCTTAACGTCATTTTTTACTAATTAAATCAGATCAACGGTCGTCATTTTTGGTTCGATTATGGCTCCTGCAGGGATTAATTCGCCTTTTTGAAAATATTTCGACAATTCGTTAATCTCTTTTGCTGAAAAGAGTTCCGGGTTTTTATCCACAAATTCCATGTACACTCGGATTTTTTTGATTTTGTACTGTTTCTCTTCTTCAGCTTTTTGTTTTTCTTCTAAAATTCTATCATTTTTAGCCTGATTCAGAAGTGGTTCCTTAATTTTTTCCAAGATAAGTTCGTGTTTAGCTGTAACATTTCGCTGAATATTCTCGAGTAAGTAGTCCATTTTAACCCCTTTATCGGGTGAAAGCTTCTCGAATGAGGACAAAATGCACTGGTTAATATCGATTTCAGTCAAATGCTCAGGGACCTGTTCAAAGAATTTCAGGATCGGTTCAACGTGAGTTGTGAGATTCGGATCACGAATGCGAGTGTGTTCAGCAAAAAGATTTTTAACGAACCCCAAGTGAGAAGTGGAAGTTTTTGAATTGGGAGTATTTGCAAAAGAAGTTTGAGGAAGTGGAGAAGTGGGCAGTTTTTTCTTTTCATTCACTTCCTTTTTATTCCCTTCCATTCCTTTCACTTCACTTCCTTTCACTTTGTATAAATTCTCCGAGGAAGTTTCTAAATTCTCCCCGGAGAAATCCGTTTTCTCCTCGGAAGTTGTAATATTGACCTCTTTTTTGCTTTCTTCGTACTTTTTCTTTGCACGTTTTCTCTCCGAATAAACTGAAGAATAGGTTTCTTGAACAGTCTCAGTTGTGAAAATTCCCGGAGAAATCTCCGACAATAAATCGACATCCTCCCCGGATAAAATGGAAATAAACGTGGAGAAATCTTCAATCGACATACCTAATTCGTCCGCACAACTACCCATATTTCTCTTTTTTGTTAGATCAAGTTGGCAGTTATCAGCCGAGGCAATTAAATTATTTAGAGCCCAAAATCTTCCTTCTGCGGCCCAGCCTTCGTTTGAATTCCCATACATTGATCTCAGAGTTTTAAATTTTGCGTGTCTGTGAGCTTCAGACTTATGAGGGTAGTAATCGATATTAGTTTTCATAATTAATTGTTTCTCAATAAATTTTTATAAAACTGAACTCGACTTTCAAGTTCTTTGATAGTCTCCAATTCCATTTCTTTACCGCCAAAGTCAATCCATTTTTTATGAGCGAACTTCCAATCGGGCTTTGTTTGAGAATTCCCGTTTCGTTGTCTCAATGCAATTCTTTTTGCCATTTGATTCAACCTGTTCCGGAGATTTTCTTTCTGCAAATAAACCGGGGATTCAACGTTCACAGATTTATGAATAGATTCTTTCATCCCGGTGGAAATATCAAAAGTCACAGCAATCGTTCTTTCACCTGTGGCTTCACTTCCAAGGGGAACAAATTTTCCTATTAATGCCGGGGTATAATCACTTCCGAACAGATCTCCGTCTTCACCATTCATTGATGCTTTTTTTGCTTCATCCAGGGCATGTTCACGCTCTTCCTGAATTGATTCAGCCAGTTTAACGATTTCTCGATCCTGAGGTATAAACACAAATGCATCCTGCCACTGCAGATGCGATAATACCCTCACAAAACGCCCCACAGCCTGCCTGAAGAAGAGTTCTGCCTTTACAATGGTAAAGTAAACCCCTACTCGTAATCTTGGAATATCCACACCTTCAGAAACCATTTTAACCGATACCAACCACCGATCTGTACTGCTACGGAAATGATCGATTTTCCCATTGCTATCGGTTTCTTCACTTACTACTACAGGTGGTAAAACACCGGTTAATTCCTCAATAACCTTTGCGATTTCTTTGGCGTGTTTCTGAGTCGCGGCAAAAACAAGCGCGGCAGCATCGTGATGAGTGCGTCGAATTTCTGTTAGTTTTATATCCGCGGCTTTTATTATATCACGGACCCAATTTCCTTTCGGATCCAGAGCTGTTTTCAACCTCTTAGAAACCTGATCTGGGGCCAATGACTCGGTGAAAGTATGTTCAAATTCCTGTTGCGAGACTTTCCACTTCATCTTCCCATCGTAAATGGAAAAGTAAACCGGTCTGCATACATTCTCTCTTATTGCTCGATCATAGGAATAATTGTAATCTGCGACTGACATTCTGTTTTCATACTTTATAAACGGAATCGGATTATCATCTGATCTGAATGCCGTGCCGGAAATAGAAAGTCTAAACACGGCACCTTCAAAAGCTTTCACTGCGGAATCACCCCAGTTAAGACTTTCTCCCATGTGATGAGGCTCATCAAGAATTACAAATGTTCTTTTATTAAATGTGTTTTGGGCATGTATTCCTTTTTTATCCATACCAAGAAGAGAGTAAGTAATTGCTATACCGTGATAATCCTCCGCTTCAATTCCATGATTATTTGTGAAATCCGGATCGATATCCAAACCCGAGTAAGTGGCTGCATTTGCTGCCCATTGGCGCTTTAAAGAATCTGTTGGAGTAACTACCACCACTCGATCACAGTAACTTTCTTTCATGAGGTAATGTGCAACCCTGAGCCCGAGTCTTGTTTTTCCTGAGCCGGGTGTTGCCACACACAAGAAATCCACCTTCCCATCCTGAACATACTTTACAATTTTTCTGAAAGCTTCAGCCTGCCAATCTCTAAGATCAAATACTCTTTCATTTAGAATTTTTGGCATCTCGACTCTCAAGCATTTGTTTGATTTCTCTGGCGACTTCACGTAATAATCTTCTTTTTTGATATGGCTCCTTAAGTTGAGCAACGCATTCAATCACAATTTCCTGTTCGAGTTTATCAACTGTTGCGCCGGTATCTAAAGAGAAATGAAGTTCTTTATTATATTCTTTTTGTGTGATCTCTATTTTCATATTAATCCTTAAAAAAATTAGTGGGGCAAGACCTGGGAGATCCTTTCGCGGCGAGGGCCACCGCTAGCCCCAATCACTTAATTAATTAATTCTAAATACCCATCAACCAGTTTGACTTGTTGAGGAATAAAGTCCAGCAATTCACTTCTGTGCGTAATTACAAATGTGTTATGCACACCACTCATCTCATGCGCTTTACGAATCATCTCTATATATGCGTAGGCATTATTGAGGTCCAGAGCGCCGTCCTTTTCATCAAGGAATCCGGTTTCAATATTTTTACCCTGCTGTCTTGATACCTGACTGATTGCCAATTGAATTGCCGTTTCCAGCCAGACCTGCTGACCTCCGGATTTATTTGAAATCTCACAAACACCGTCCTCTTCAACAATGTTTATGTCGAAGGTTTCTTTCAGTTTCTTTTTATCTTTGGTGAGCGAAGTAGTCTCAAACACTATCCTGAATTTGTTTTCAAATAGTGAAAGCAAATCATTTGCGATCATTGTAATTTCAACACCGGAGTTTTCAAGCTTCAATACAGGGATTCCGGTTTTATCAAATGCTTTGCAAAGGAATGTCCAGTCTGTGATTTCTTTTTCAAAATGTTGTTTCTGTGAAGTTAACTCAGCGACTTTTTTCTCGTTATCCTGAAATTGTTTCTGTTCGACTTCGATGGTTGCGATAATCTTTCCGTATTGATCCATCTCATTAGTTTTAACTGATTTAGATTCCAATAATATTTTTAATTCATCTTTGCAGTTAGTAAGTTCGAAATCCAAATGCTCGAAGTTTTCGTCAACTAATTGTTTGTTTAGTTGATCAATCTCTGATCTTAAACGTGAAAGTTCGATATCAAAAGTCTCAACTGCTTCACGCACGGTATTTGTAGTTGATTCAATTTTCTGTTGATATAAAGCGATTTGATTTTCAGCATCGTTGGCTTCAGTAAGTGCTTTTTGTAATTTCTCTATATTAGGTGATTTATCGATTGCAAGCCCTTCTATTTCGATATCAACAGTTAGTAATTTGGAATTGACCTTTGCTACTTCATTCTGATAGGTCAATTCAAATTCCTCCATTTCACCACAAAGCTCCGCGTCTAATTCAGAAATAGAATTAGTTATAACTGAAACTTGATTATTAACATCCTGCAGCTTTTTAATTAATTCTGGAAGTGCTTGTTTTTCCTCATATGCTTTTTTCAAGAACTGGCAGTTGGTACCCGTCTCAGAATCGCAGGGGACATTATCAATAAGCTTAACACTTCCCTTATAACTATCAATAGCATGCTGAACTGATTTGAGTTCTGCCTCTGCTTTAATTTTATCCTGGCGCAATGCAGTGAGATTTTTCTGCTTTGGTTCAAATAGTTTTAACCCGGCTGAATAGTTGTTTTGCAACTCGGATAATTTGGATTGGAGATCTATCTTAATTTTCGATTTTTCGTTTAACTTATCGATGTTCTTTCTGATCAATTCAATATTATTTTCAATCTCAACTTTCGATTCAGCAAGCGATTTGTTCTTAAGAATAAGTTTATTAGAATCTTCAATCTCGGAATTGTATCTGGTTATTTTGCTGTTGTGAGCAGTGGTAAGTGATTCAATTCTTTCTTCTTTATCATTAATCTGTTTACGGATTTCCGCATTACGTTTTATTGCATCCTCAGACTTTGAAATTTCTATTTCTAGTTTCCGGATAGATGAATTAGTTTTATCAATTTCCGTTTCGCATCTTGATATTTCACTAATAAGTTTTGCCTGTTGATTTAAAGCTTCTACCCGAGCTGTTTCCATCTCATTCCATTTATCCAGGCTTATATCAATAGATTTTATTTTGCCTTCAATTTCAGCCAATTGGATTTCTGAGGCTTTTAATTTGGATTTGGTTTGTTCTAAATACTGTTCGTAAACATTGAGATTCAATAATTCATAAAAGAGTTTTCTTCTGTCTGCCGGTTTCAGTTCTGCAATTCCTTTGCTTTTTTGACCAGAAAAAACTGAGTTGAAAAACAGTTCGGGTGAACCAAGAACATTTTCAATTTCTTCATCGTAGGTTGTGAGTTTACCATCATTAAGAGGGACCATATTATTCCCGTTCTTCTGGTACATATTGAGATAAGCCTCAGATCCGTTTGTAAGCGCATCAATTAATATTCTGCTTTCGTAGATATCTCCAGCATGTTCAAATTCAAGTATCCTGTACGAATCCTTTAGATAAAAATGCGATTGAAGTGAGCCTGATCTACTTACCATGGTTCTGAAAGGATGTAAATTTTCCATGATAGTAGTTTTCCCTGATCCATTTTTCCCTGTGAGTGCAATTAAGCCCGGTTTGAATTGAGTAAAATCAATTTCAATTTCATCCACACCTAATCCTTTATGAATCCCTATTGCACCACGTAATTTTAATTTTAGAATTTTCATGAGAACACCTCCTCGCCTGAGATAGAATGCACTTTCTCTTTGATCGTCCCGTTAATGTTGAATTCAATTACCGCGGCATATTCCGAGACTTCATCTAATAATGATTTACAGTGCATGATTTTTTCGGAGCGGCTTTCTCTCTGATCGGGAATGATGTTGTACTCGATTTTTACATCTTCCCCGAAGACGTTTTTAAGTTTCTGAATTTTATCATCTGTAATAAGTGCCCGGTCATTTTCCTTTATTTCAATTCTCAATCGATACTCGGCTTCTGTGACTTGATAGAATTGAACTTCATCTCCATCTTTATAAAAGAATTCACCTGAGAGGAATTGCAATTCTTCTTTGATCATTGGTTTAGCAGAAGTGAGCATAATTTGCTCTGAGCAAATTTCAAACTCATCTGTCGGAACATAAACGAACTCAATCACTTCAAAAGATTTCTGTTCTGTTTCACCCCAATTCTTATTATAAATTGATCCCGAGTAACCCATGTTGGGTTTGAAGAACTGTCTTAAATGAATGTGCCCAAGCGCATAATAATCATGTTTCGCTTTTTCAAGTGTGGAAGGTGCGACCATGATATCTTGAGAAACAAGTGTTTGTCCAGTGCTTAATCTTGATCCGACTACGTTCCCATGAAAAGCTAAAATTTTTGGACATGTATAAGGTTGTGTAATGTCCCCGATGTTCTCGAACACCTGCTCAAATAATTGAAGAAAATCCGAATTGTTGTTATCGATTGATTGATCCGAAATGAAGCTGGCTTTTGTTGGGTAAGGAACCAGAGTAACTATGTAATTAACATCGGACATAGCCTGTTTGTTATCAAATCTCAATAAATCATTCGGAATATCATCCGGCGTTCTAATCCCCAGAACAACCGGGTATTCGTAAGCGTAAATATTAGGCTCCAATTGGTGAAGTAGTGAAACCGAACCCGGTTCATCGTGGCTGTTATTTCCTTTCGTAATAAAAATGAAATCAACCAGCTTTGATAAATGCCGGAGATAATCATGTACAAGGTTAACACCGGATTTATTATCATAGCTTTGTTTCTTCTCCCAAATATCGCCAGCGTGAATAATCGCATTCACTTTATTAGATTTGCAGTATTCAACTATCTGACTGAGTGAGGCTTCGAGCTTATTTTGTTTTTTAGGATCGGAATCCGCATGCCAGTCAGCTGTATGTAAAAATTTTATTGTTTTCATTTTCCCCCCACACATTCAGTTAACCATTGGTTGCCACCGAAAAATCCAAGATTATGAATAACTTCTTTTCCGCATTCAGGGCAGAAAGTTGGACTTGTATCATCTTTTCTTTTCAATTCCCAGTAGTTCGTTTCTTCACCACAATGCGGACAATAGATGGGTTGCGAATAGAATTTAAAAACGAATTCATTCTGCTTTTTTTGTCCGAAACTAGTCCCTTCATGATCCGGAAAAACATCTAATATAGTTTTCATACTAAATCTCCTCCCTCATCTGCCTCAGGTAAATTCAATAGTATCTCGATGAATTTTATTTGTTTGTTTAAATCATTTGTCTCTATTCGTTTTGCTGTAATGGGATTTCCTTTTGGATCTTCATAACCTTTTAATTCAATAAGCGTTAGTATTTTATCCGTCCTTTCTTTTTGAATTACATCCCGGTATTCTTCAGCTAATATGTGGTTCTGTTCCTCCTCACTCATTCCCGGACTTAAAGTTGTTGTTGGAGGAGTGTCCGGTGGAGTTGCACCATTTCCATTACTTAGTGTATTTGGGATTTCAGTATAGTCTGCATCTGCTGAAGAATTTTGTGAATTGTTATTTCCCGGTAACATATTACCGGATGGATACATTGTATCCATTAAACCAAGTCTTTTTTTAACGAGATCAGCTCTGATTTTGGCTTGTTCCTCAGGAGGTAATTGTTTTAACAATTCGTCTTTATCTTCAAGAACATATGGTACTGCAAAGGATTTTCTAAATTCTTCTAATGAGAAGGAGGAAGGTATTTTTGCAATCAGTTTATTATATAACCTTGTCATGGCATTGCTCTCTGCAAGAGCCTCCGCATGTGATCTGCGACTTTTTATCTGTCCCTCTTTATTATATTTCTCCAGATCACGGTAATAATCATATTTTCCTGTTGTAACGGCTTCTTTTATAGAACCATCAATACTCCTCATTCTGCCGCGTACTTGATGATTTATAAAGACTATTTTACCGGATTCATCAACTCTACGTTCAAGAATTCTTGAATCTGTAATTTGAATGCCAGACTGTTGAGCTATTTCATTTAGTTTTGTAAGATGCAAACAATAGCCTCCACTTTCGTTCCGGTAAATGTCCCGGTTGTTTCCATATTTATCCAACTGAGTATCAACTGAGACTAAAGCAATGCCATATTTTAATCCAGTATCTGCGAATTGAATTGTCTCGGGAAGCAAAGGAATAATTAAATCTTTCGAACGTTCTATAAATGTTTGTAGAGTTTCGTTACTGTCAATTCTTTCCTCTGCAAATTTTATTAATGCTTTGTTAGTCATATTATTTGCCTCCTCTTGGATAAAAAGAGTTTACCATTCCCTGAAATATTGGATACAGTCGGGAAGTGGCTCGCTCCTGTTTTACTATCACCTTGACCGGCCGGTCGAGTGTAATAGGTAATTTCTTTTTGGTTTGCGTTTTTAATTGCTGTTCCTTACATTCTTTTATCATGATGTTTTCCCCTTATTGTTTTGAACCCTTCTATTTTGAGGTGCCCGCCCCCCGTCGGGCACTTCGTTTTAATTTTTAGTCTTCAGCTTTTTTCTTTCACTTAAAAGCTCCTTGATAATTGGCTTTTTAGTTTTGAGATTATTATTTTTCAGCAGAATCATGGATATCCTTTGATTTTATTTTTACTAGTTTATTTTATACCCGGTCCCAGCCGGGTATTTTAATATTCATCATTTTTTCTTTTCCCGAAAAACTCTTTAATTATTGGCTTCACAAAGGGAAATATGAGAACCAAAATCGCAAACAAAACTGCGGCTATATATCTTTCATTAGTCATTTCCATTTTTGTCACCAAACTTTTGATTCATGGTTAAGTGCAATAATTTGAAATCTTCCAATGCGGTACTTTTATTAGATTTAAGCAGAATATTTTCTATTTTTTGTTGCTTTGTTTGATCAACAATCTTTGTAACCAGCTCCCAGTACCAATTGGGAAGTGTTATTGTTGAGAAATATCTGTCTTGCGAAATCATAAAAACTCCATTTGTTTTTTTAATCTCTATTGCCGAAAATCCGTTTAGCTATAGCTTCCGCTGATTCATATCCTTCAGCGTGCAAACTGACATGATCGTATTCTTTAGATTTCTGAAATTCTCTCACATCGGCAATTCTGAACCGGTATCTAATTTTTCTGTTTTTGTCTCGGTATGTGCGAGCTTTCAGGTTTCCATTCTTAACTTCATTTATAATTGTGACCGGACTAATTTTTAATAATTTCTGGGTTTTATGGAGACTCAACTCTTCAATGCTATGTTCAAGATCCCGTTCTAAAATTTTTTTGAGTATTTTCCGTTGCTCGCAGAGTTCATCCCAAATCATTTTCTGAGTTACTATGGAAGTAGTTCCGTTCATTTACTCATCTCCGTAAGTAAGTCTTATCAGGTTGTCGAACGTTTGATTGAATTCTTTTTTAATATCCTCGAGGCGGTAACGCATTTTGATTCTTTCGTCCGGAGTGAATTTTCTGTCTTTTATATCTTCTATTACCTGATCGTTTAATTTCTTTAATTCACCACCGATTTTTGAATTGCTGGCGAAATTCAGTTCTATTAGTGTTTCGCATTTTGAAATACTATTTTCCACATACCCATGTTTTTCAAATATTTGAATTATCTCGGTGTATAATGAAAGCGGCATCTCTTTTTGCGTTTCAATTGAGTATTGAACCTTTTGATAATAGGTGCTTAATTTCCCTGCAATCCATTGATAACTGATTCCATGCTTCAGCATTATATTTCTTATTTCTTCCTGTGGTGTTATATACGACATCAGCTTCCCTCTCTAACCGCCTTTGTGAATGTGTTATAAATTTTAGGTAAACTTGACTTAGCTTTTCTATCCGACAGTACTTAAGTTGCTCTCAACATTTTTAATTGTGTTCTTTGGAATTATGATGAGAGCGTCTTTTCCTGCTAGTTCGTTATCCCTGAATATTTCCAGAACATCACCGGGTCCGAGATCGTTATCATCAACGAAAATTTTGGGTAAAGAAAGGACGGCACCTCTTAGTCCACGTTTACCAACTTTGTATTCTTTAATCTTGATCATTGTATCACCATTTGTTCTTTGAAAAAAATTATTTTAAGTCTCCCAATGGTTTGCTACTTTTGTTCTGGACGTTCAATTTCACAAACCGAGGGAGGCATTATGGATCTTAAAGATTTTGAAGAAGTTGAAAAATTATGGGATTTTGTTGAACTCCCATTTGAATCCAATAAAGAGTTGATAAAAGAATTATACAAAGTATCTCTTCTGCTTGAATCTTGGATGTCGGCAATGGAGTTCACTTTTGCCTCACACTTTGAAAAGTTGACAGATAAAAGCCAAGAAGAGATCCGACAAGAAATAAAACACCGTATCGGACTTGCTTATTACGAGCTCTCTGCTGGGAAGATTGCGAAATATGGGAAAATATCTGACCAAGGCGATCCCGATCAGTAAATATGTCCTTTGTTAATTTCGGACGTGAATCGATTTCGGAATATTTGATGTGCTTGCCACGGAGCTTATGCACAATTGATTTCAGATTTTGGAGTGCAACATTAGTACGCTCGGTTAAATCTCCCGTGAGTTCAGATTCAGCGCCTGTTATCCATGGGTGGTAGGGATATTTCTTCCAGTGACCTTCTCTATCAACAAATACAGAGCACATTGCTTTCTCCTGGTTAGTTTGCGAACTTAATGAAATTCTTAGTGCTAATATATAAAAGTTCGTGCATTTGTCAAGTAGAATTCGACATAATTTTATAAAATAGTACTAACTTATTATTTTACAATAAGATAAACTTGCACTAAGTTTTATAATTATGAGTTGGAAAATTTTTTTTAATACGCTATTAAGAGATTTTAGGCTTAGCGGTAATGAATTGGCTACTGAAACAGGCATTCATCAACCGACTATAAATCGCATAGTGCGAGGAATTACAGAGAAGCCTTATCCCTCTACTATAAAAAGGATTGAGGATGCATTAAATATTAGGATCGACGATTCAGATCCCGAAAACATCACATACAAAAAGCTTAATAATGAGCCGAAACAAATTTTTGACGGTGCAATACCGGTTTACAATTATCCGCTGCTTGCAACGGTATACGCCGGCGATCCAGAACTTTTGGATCACGAACATTTTGATGAATCGATACCATTTGCTTATAAAAAGAATAGTGATAAATGCTTTGCACTAAGTGTAAATGGCAAAAGCATGGAAACAACTCTTCGCGACGGAGATCTGATTTTAGTTGATATGGATTTATTACCAATTGACGGTGATCTAGTAGCTGTAAAACTTAAAAATGGAAATCAATACATAAAGCGCTATAAAAATCTGAACTACGCATTTGTTCAATTATCTTCGGACAACTCAGAATATGGGGTGCGCTTGGTCGATAAAAAAGATATTGAAGCGATCTACCCGGTTGTTCAGATAGTATTTAATCTGCGAAATGGGGAACGAAAATCCGGAACAAAATAAATACTGCGCTCTGGAAGTAACAAAGTATATGTCTCAAAAAGTTTGTCCGATTATAAAGCCGGGTGATACTATTATAGTCAGCTTTAAAAAAGAAGACAAACCTTTGCATGGGCAATATGTACTTGTATCTTCAAATGAGCGTCAATGGATAGAAAAATACTGGAAAGGTTTAAATAAGCGTTACCAGAATATCTATCTGATTGTTAAAATAATTATTAATTGATCGTGGATATTTTTCATCAAATCGGAGGGTAGCATGTATAAAATTTCCAAATCAGTATCTCAAAGAATTTCATCAGGTATAAAAAATTACCAGTCAATTATTCAATCAGCTATTGCACGCGACATAAATGAAAAAGACACTGTTACCATTGTTATTGATATTCTTTCGGATCTTTTTGGATATAATAAATATTCTGAAATTACAGGTGAATACCAAATTCGTAGTACATATTGCGATTTAGCAACAATGGTGAACGGGAAAGTAAATTTATTAATTGAGGTAAAGTCTGTAGGTATTGAATTAAAACCAATACATACGAAACAAGCAGTTGATTATGCTGCGAATCAGGGTATTGATTGGGTGATTTTAACTAATGCTGTTAAGTGGGAGGTTTATAAGGTAAACTTTACAAAACCAATTGATCAAGAATTGGTTTATTCATTTAATTTTCTTGAGTTGAGTACGAAATTATCGAAAGATATTGAATTGTTATTTCCTCTAACTAAAGAGGGAACGGTTAAATCATCTCTTAATCTTTATCACGATCAAAGACAAGCGTTGAGTAGATATACAATTACTGCTACAATATTGTCTGAGGACTTTCTCAATATTCTAAAAAGGACTTTACGGAAAATGTCCCCTGGAATTAATATCGACAATAATGAAATTAGTGAGGTGTTAACCAATGAAATTATCAAAAGAGAAGTTCTCGAAAACGATCAACTGAAAGAGTCTATAAAAAAAGTCAACAAACTAAATTCAAAAGCCAATAGACCAAATAAAACCAGTGAGATAAGAAATACTTCTGAGCAGAAAGGCAATATTTCGCAACTATTAATTACCGGAAAATTCAATGAATAGTAAATTAGAGATTCTCTACGAAAAATTAAATAAGATTGACGAGCTCATTAAATTTGCACGCGTCTTAGGAGAAAAAGTTGAGGTGGGGGAAGAAACCATAACTTCAGAACAACTTCAAGAAATGCGAACAACATTAAAATCGCAAATAGCAGCTGAATTATCTCAAAGTAATTTAAGAATAGTGAAATGAAGGGCGTATACATTCAAAACAACAGTCCTTACTATTGGTTGAGGTATTATGATAAGCTAGAGCATAATCCTACCAGGAAAAGAAAGTCTGTTAATACTAAAATAAAAGTCACTCCATCTGATAAACAAAAATTAGCAGGCAGGAAAACTGGTGAAAAGCTCGAACTTCAGGGAACTCCTGAACTGCGAAAATTACTAAAGTCATTTAAAGTAGGTTTAGCCGAGAGAGATATTCAGGCTCGTTCCGGAGTAAAGCTTAGAAAAGATTTGAAGTTATCTGAAGGTTATCAAGAATTTAAGCAGGCTCGGTCGGTCCCAGGAAGTAAAAGAGAATTGAAACTCAAGACGTTTGAGAATTATAATATTGCCGTTGATCATATGATAGCTTCATGCGGAGATAAAAAAATATACAAGTATACGGCGCAAAGAGATTATGTTGATCTTCTCAATTATTTTGAAAATAGAAAAATTGGTGGGAAGAAGATTAAAAATAAAGAAGGTAAGGATGAAACGATTTATAAATCGATGTCAATTAATACTAGATCCATTTACACCCGTTCTCTAAGAACTTTGTGGAAATATTTTGTTGAACAGAATCATGCCGCAGTAAATATTATTGAACCCGTTGAAGCAGAAGATAAAGATCCTGAACCGATACCAATAGGAGAAGTTTATACAATTTTAAACCAATTCGATGATGACGATGAATATCCTCATCACTTTTGGATAATTGCTTTTATGTTGTTAACCGGGTGTCGTCCTTCAAGTGCAATAGTTCAACGAAAAGAAGATATTAATTTTAAGTCAAAAGTGATAACTATCCGAAATGTCAAATCCGGGAAGAGAAAGAAAAAAGAATATTATAAATTTCCGCTTTATTGGGCACTGGAAGATTTAATAAAAAGTATGGGAGTTAAACAGGGAGATACAGGCAGGTTGTTTGATATGTATAGCGTCGTCCCGGCAAATTATACATGGCCGCTTTCATTTTGGAAAAGGAAAGTTCATTTCCTGAAGCTGGGTAAATATATTTCAGATGAATATACTTTAAAACAACTTCGTCCGACTTTTATTTCGTTTTTGATCAATGTTTTAAAGATGGATATATACACAGTTTACAAATTGGCAGATCATGCAAACATTAAAGTTACTGACAAACATTATGTAAGTTTTAAACTGGATAACGCTCGCGATGAATTAAATGAAATTACACTGGATAGT